ATGTCAAAATTTAATGAAAAAACATTTAATGGAGAAGCATTTGGTAAGTATGTAGATAGAATACCAAATCTAAAAAGAAATGAACTTTTAAAATCAAGAGCATTAAAAAGAAATGCTCAAATAGCTGAAGCTTTTAGTTCTCAAACAGGTACAGGATATGCTATTATCCCATTCTTTGGAAATTTAGGTGGAGTACCTGTAAACTATGATGGTAAGACTAATATTGATTCTGAAGCTACAGATACATATGAAAGAGGAGTAGTTGTTACAGGAAGAGCTAAAGCTTGGACAGAAGATGACTTTTCTTATGATATTACTGGTGGAGTAGATTTTATGGACAATGTAGCAGCACAAGTAGCTGAGTATTGGGCTGGAATAGACCAAGAAACTCTATTAGCGGTTTTACAAGGAATATTCGCAATGACTGGAGCTGACAACTTAAAATTTGTAAATGGACATACTTTAGATATAAGTAAAGAAGCCTTTACTAAAGGATATGTATCAGCTACTACTTTAAATTCAGCAGCACAAAAAGCTTGTGGAGATAATAAATCAAAATTTTCTCTAATAGTAATGCACTCAAGTGTAGCTACTAATCTTGAAAACTTAAAATTATTATCTTATTTAAAGTTTACAGATAAAGATGGAATAGAAAGAGAGTTAAACTTAGCAACTTGGAATGGAAGATTAGTATTAGTTGATGATTCTATGCCTGTATCATTAATTGATTCTTTATATGTGAGATGTAATTCTACAGATGTAGGAGCTTTGAAAGTAACTACAGCTGGAGAAGGATTAGGAGAAGTAGCTTTAGCAACAGTTCAAGAAGATATTTCAGATATTAAAGAAAATGAGTATGTACAACATATTCAAAATGAAGCTATATACACTTCATACTTATTAGGAGAAGGGGCAATAGACTATGAAAATATAGGAGCTAAAGTACCATCTGAAATGTCAAGAGACCCTAAAACAAACGGTGGGCAAACTACACTCTACTCAAGACAAAGAAAAGTATTTGCACCATATGGAATCTCTTATACTAAATCATCTCAAGCTTCATTATCTCCAACTGATGATGAGCTAAAAGCAGGAGCTAACTGGGAGTTAGTAAATAATAAATCTACATCTAAGAAAAAATACATAAACCATAAAGCTATTCCTATTGCTAGAATTATATCAAGAGGATAGTGATTATAATGACAATAGAAGATGGAATAGCATTAAAACTAAGAATTTTAAAATGGGAAGAACAGGAAGATGATTCTCAACTTTTAGAACTTTTAGTTGAAAAAGTAATAGATGGAATTAATAATTTTACTAATCAGAATTATACTCTAGAAACTATTCCATCTACTATTAAAAATATTGTTATAGATAGAACTATTGGCGAGTTTTTATTTTTGAAGAAAAATTCTGGGGCTTTACCTGAAATTGATAGTAAAATAATAGAAAAACAATTACAGGTAGGAGATACTTCAATAACCTATGTAACAGAAGGAATATTAACTTCAGAACAAAGATTAGATAAAATTATAAACTACTTGATAAACATTGGAGAAAAGGATTTAATTAAATTTAGGAGATTAATATGGTAGATAAATTATATACTGATACTTTTTCTATCTATAGATCCATAACCAAAGATGATGGCTATGGTGGAACTGTAGAAGAGGAAGTATTAATATCTGAAAATAATAAGTGCAGATTATCTAAGTCTACTATAAAAGGCTCATCTAATACTCCTATAAACAGTTCTGAACAAGAATTTAGACTATTTATACCTTTAAAAACAGAAGTTCTCCAAAATGACAGATTAGAAGTTCATAGAGGTTCTAGCAAATATACAGCTAGAGCCTCTTTTCCTTTTAAATACTATGATGTAATTCCCCATCAAGAGATAGTCTTGAAAGAAGTGATAGAAAATGTCGATTAATGGTATGGATGAATGGTTAAAGAAAATAGAGAGTTTGAAAACTGATTTTCCAAAAGAAACTGAAAAGTTTTTAAAGAAAAAAGCTAATGAAGTTATAGGAGAAACTAAGAAGTTGACCCCAGTTGATACAGGAACTCTTAGAAATGCTTGGCAAAGAAAAAATGGTGGAAGTTTTAAGCAAATAGTCTATAACAACACTACCTATGCATCACATATTGAATTTGGACATAGAATCATAAGAGGGAAAAGAGTAGTGGGAATAGTAAGAGGTAGACATATGTTACACAAAGGGATAAATAGAGTTAGAATGACTTTTTATAGAGATTTAGAAACTATGTATAAAAACCTAATAAGTAGGTGATATAGTGAAATTTTTAGATTTTAGAAGAGCTTTAACTCAAAAAATAAAAGCTCTTGGGTATGAAGTAAGATATGATGATATCAACAAGGGAACTAGACCTTGTTTTTTTATTGATCTTATAGATTATCAAAAAGAGTTCAATAGTAATTATAGAGAATTTAAGAAACTAGACTTTGATATTATCTATATTCCAGAAAAGCAAGAAGGAAATACAACTGAAATATATTCAGCTTTAGAGGATTTAGATAATAACTTTGAGGTTGCAGGAAATAAAATTCTTGTAGTTACCGATGAGCAAGGAGAAAAAAGACATTTAACTATGAAAAATGTAATGATGCATGAAGTTGATGAGTTAGGACACTATCAATTCAGTATAGAACTATATGATAGATATGGAAAACCTATTGATTATGAACTAATGCAAGAATTACATTTGAATTTTAATAAAGGAGATGATGAATAATGGCAGGAGCTATAAATCCTACTCCAGATATATCAGTTGTTTTCAAAACTTTAGCAACAACAGCTATTCAAAGAAGTGAATTAGGTATTTTATATATAGTTTTGAAAGATGAAACTAGTACAGAAAAATTTACCACTATCACTACAATAGCAGATATAGATACAAAAAAATGGAGTGAAAAATCACAAAAATTAATTCAATTAGCTATGCAAACTTATAGTCCTAAAAAGATAGTAGCAGTAAGACAGGAAGCAGAAGAAGATATTAATACTATCCTTGGAACTTTTAAAAGTAGAAAGATGAATTGGTTAGCTTGTCCTAATGCTGAAAATGAAGAGGATGGAAAAGTTGTTACTTGGGTAAAACAAGTATTTGGAACAGAAAAGATATTGAAGACTGTAAAATATGTAAGTTCATTTGCTACTAATTCAGACCACCCAGCAATAATACAACTTGCTAATACTGGAACTTATAAATCTAAGCTTGGAGATTTTACAGCTCAAGAATATACAGTAGCTATAGCTGGTTTATTTGCTGGATTACCATTAAATAGAAGTGGAGATAATATAGTTATGTCTGATTTATTAGAAGTAACAGATGTAGAACCAGCACTTGGAAAGCTATCATTATATAATGATGATGGAAAAGTTAGAATCAATATGGCTGTAAACTCTAAAACAACATTTGATAGCACATGGAAATCTGATACTAGATATATTAAGATAGTTGAGGGTATGTGTATTGTAGTTGATGATATTAGAGATACATTCAAAAATTATTGGCAAGGTATCTATATCAATAACTATGATAACAAAATGAATTTTTGCTCTAATGTAAATAAAGTATATTTTAAAAATTTACAGCCAAATGTATTGGATGCTGATTTTGATAATAAGATTGAGATTGACTTTGAGCAACAAAAACAAGCAATAGTATTAGATGGAAGATATGACCCAGAGGAAATGACAGAGTTGGAAATATTGAAGTTCAATACTGGAGCTGATGTTTATTTATCTGGAAATGTTATGTTTGCTAATACAATGGTTAATCTTAATTTAGTCATAACAATGTAAGGAGGTAGAGTATGGAAGAGGTTTTAAGAGGGAATCAGACACTTTCAGGAGCTCATGGAACTTTGTGGATAGATAATTTAAAGTGTATGGAAGTATCAAAAATAGAATCTAAAGTTATAGCTAATAGAAAGGAAGTTCAATTAGGATTATCAGTAGATAGTAAAATAACTGGACTTAAAGGAGAGGGAACTTTAGAGGTAAATAAGGTTTATTCGAGAAGTGCAGAGATATTAAGAAACTGGAAAAAAGGAAAAGATGTAAGAAGTAGATTAGTTGTTTCTATAAAAGACCCTGATGCTAAAGGTGGACAAGAGGAAAGAGTATCTTTAGATAATGTATGGTTCAATGAGTTAGCTTTAGCAGCTTTTACCAGAGGAGAAGGAATAGGAGAAACATTTCCATTTGGATTTACACCAGATGATGCTGAATATGAAAGTGAAATTAAGTAGGAGGGAAAAATGGCCATAGTTAGTATAGAAGATATTTTAACTAAATCTAAGGAACTTGAAAAAAATCAAGAAAAAGCTTTAGAGATAGAAATAAAAAGGCTAGGTGGAAGTATTAAATTAAAAAAAATAAGTAGAGTGGAGTATTTAGATATTTTAAGTAGTAACTCTAGTGATAAAGATGCTGAGACTTTATATGGAGCTTGTATAGAACCTAAATTGAGTTCAGATAGTATTATTAATAGTTTAGAATGTAAAGATAATCCTGAGTTGGTAGTAAATAAATTATTTACCCATGCTGAAAAGACCTCTATAGTAAAGTTACTTTTAGAAGAGAGTGGAATAACAGGAGATAACTTAATCACCAAGGTTGCTGAAGATATAAAAAAGTAATTAGTAGTAATTGGATAGCTTATACTTACTCTGAATATATAAAGAAAGGTTGGAAATTAAAGGAATTAGAAGAGCTTAGTTTTAAGGAGCTAGCTTTTCTTTTCTCATCTCTTGACAAATAATATCCTGTATAGGATAATCTCTAATATAGGGTATTATTTAAGGGAGATGATTTTTATGAAAAAGTTAGGAGTTATATTTCTTTTATTTCTAAGTATTTTTTCTCTAAGTTTTAGTAGAAGTCGAGTAAAATTAGCAGAAGAAATTCCTTGGGAATTGGAGTATACTTATAATAAGTACGGAGAAAAAGAAAAAATAAAAGGAGCAGTTTATGGTCAATGGGCAAGATTAGAAGAAATTTATGTAGATAGAAATGGAATAACGATTTCTATTGTAGGACAAGCTTATATGATAAGTAGTTTACATAGTGAAATAGTAAAAGTATCATTTTTGTTTGATTCAAAAAAAGAAATTATAATTGATGATTTTGAAGAAACAAAAACAGAAGGATTAATTGGAAAAGCGGTTTTAATAAAAAATTCAAATGAAAAATATAAACAAATTATAAATTGTATAAAACAATCTAATAAAATGTCAATTTTGTTAGAAGATGAAAAAGGTGGTTCAGCTCTTTTTTCTAATATAAATAATAAGGGTTCTAACTCCGTTTTAACTAAATTAGAAAATAGCTTTTAATAGATAAACAGGCACTTAGTTTTTACTAGGTGCTTTTTTATTTGAATTTAGGAGGTGATAAAGTGGCAGATAATTTTGTTTTAAGTGCAGTATTAGAGTTAAAAGACAAATTCACAGGTGCAATAGAAGGTGCTAGAAGAAGTGCTATTGGATTTGAGAGAACTTTTAGAAATACAGCTTCTGTAGTTCAAAGTTCAGCAAGTAGAATTAATAGTGGACTAGATAAAATGGGAACTGTAGTAAACAAAATAAGTGGAACAGTAGTTAAATTAGGAGCTATTGGAGTTGCTGGAATAGGTGGGCTTGGTGCTTATGCTATAAAAGGAGCTGCTGATATGGAGAAGTATAGAAATGTATTAGAAACTGTACTTAAAGATGAGAAACAAGCGGCTGAAACAATGACATGGGCTAATAAGTTTGCTAATGTTACTCCATTCCAAAATGCAGAGGTAATAGAGGGAGTTGTAAAGCTAAGTTCATATGGATTAGATAAAGAAAGTATTCAATATATTGGAGATATGGCATCAGCTATGGGAAAACCACTTATGCAAGCAGTTGAGGCTATAGCAGATGCTCAAACAGGAGAGTTAGAGAGATTAAAAGAGTTTGGATTGACTAAAGATATGATAGCTGAGTACTCAAAAAAAGTAGGAGATGGAGACCTTATTAATGCTAAAGGACAGATTACTGATTTAAAGGCTTTTAACATAGTTCTAAAAGATTTAATAAATCAAAAGTTCGGTGGAGCTATGGAGAAACAAGCTAATACTTTCTATGGAGCTATGTCTACTTCAATAGGAACTATGAAGAGTGCTATAACTCAAATAGCTGGAATAGGACTTGATGGGAAGGTTATAACAGGAAGTATGTTTGACTATATTCAGCAAAAGGCTGTTGGGCTAGCTAATCATCTTGTAAAAATGCAAGAAGATGGAACTATAGATAGATGGACAAGAAGAATAGGAAGTGCCTTTGAGCAAATGATTCCTCAAATAGAAAGTGCATGGAAGAGTTTTAAAGATAACTGGAGTAAAGAGGATATAGAAAATATAATTAGTGGAATAGGTTCTACCATAAAGGGATTTAGTGATACTATTACAGCCTGTAAAAATCTTATAAATAATTTTTCAGAAGATGGGATAGGTGCTTTTAGAAAATTTGCTGATGATTTACCACCAGTTTTAAGTAAAGCAGTTAAAGGAATAGCTTTAGCAACTACAGCAATTATAGGATTAAGAGCAGCAGCAGGAGACCCAATAGCAATAGCTCAATTAGCAGTTATTGGTGGTGGAGTAGTAGGAGCTGGAATAGGAAACTTCTTAGGGAAAACATGGGCTGATTTTGAAAAGTGGAAGGATGGATATGATATTCCAATAGTTTCAACTAATTTTGAAACTTATAACCAAGATAAAAAGAAAAAAGATGAACTCCAAAAGTTAGGATTTGAACCATTTCAAAAATTTACTGGAAATAGTATGGAAGATATCTACAATAAACTTTATAATACTTCAAATAATAAAAATGTAACTATAAATAATTCTCCAGTTATAAATCTTAATGGAACTAATTTAACTCCTGAAGAAGTAGGTAAAATAGTTCAAAGAGAACTAAATATAGGAGCTGAAGGACTTTATCTTAAATATCTAGGAGGAATGTAATATGAAACCTACATATATTTTAGCTGATGGAATGAAACCCTTTGTTTTTGTTATTCCACCATTAGATTTAGAGGTAAAAACTTCTCAAAAAACAGAGAAAATAGATATTATATCCTATGGAGAAAAGAATAAAACTGGAAAAAAGAATGTAGAATCTATTACTTTTAGCTCTTTCTTCCCTAATTTAGATAGTAATTTTTATTCATTAGTAAATCCTTTAACTCCAATACTAGCAGTAGAAACTTTAGTAAATTGGAAAGATACAGAAAAAGTCTTAACTTTTATGGTTCCAGAGTTTTTAATATCTAAGAAAGTTCAAATTACAGAGTTTAATTATTCTATCAGAGAAAGAACTGGAGATATAGATTTTTCTATAACTTTGTCTGAATATAGAAGTCAAGGTAGACAATCAAATTTATTAACAGGGCTATTAGAGAGGTTATAGTTATGATAATAGAAAATAATGGAGTTAAATATCAGAAGTGTTTTCAAAGAGTTACTTGGAATGGTGGAATAAATGGAACTTTTAGAACTTTAGAATTTGAGTGTGAAGATATCTACTCTAATTTTAAAGTTGGAGATAAAATTAGTTTTAAATTAGAAAATACAGATACTCTTTTTGAAGGAAGAGTTTTTTCAGTAAGTAAAACAGCTAATTCATCAGTTGTTATCATAAAGGCAGTAGATAATGGAATATACTTAAATAGAAACCATTTTGTAAAAAATTTTTATAATAAAGTACCAAGTGAGATAGTAAAAGAAATTTGTGGAGAATTAAAATTAGATATAGGGAGATTACCACAAGATACAGTAAAATGCACTTTCCCAGCTATTGATAGAACAGGATATGAAATACTTTTAATGGCTTATACTATTCAACATAATAAAGATAAAAAGATTTATTCAGTAGCTTGTAATAATGGTAAAATAGAGATTTTAGATGAAAATGTAATGCTAGAAACAGAACTAACTAGCTATAATAATATAAGAGATAGTGTATTTAGGACTGATTTAGATAGAATGGTAAACCAAGTAGTTGTCTATAAAACTGATGGAAACAATGGACAAATAATTGATAAAGTGGCCAATGAAGAGAATAAAAGTAAATATGGATTATTCCAGGAAGTTTTACAGTATAATGAGGATATGAATAATATTCTTAATGCAAGAGATATGTTAAAAGGCTTAAATGAGAGGGCTACAGTAGTAGTAGATGGAAATGTTAATCTTCAAGCTGGATATACAGTAGCAATTAAAGAAGAAAGAACAGGACTTTATGGAACTTTTTTAATAGCTGAAGATACACACACTTGGAAAGATGGAGATTATGAAACTAGGATAGAGTTAGTTTTTGAAAATGCTATGGATAAAATAACATTAGAAACAGAGAGAAGTAAAAGAGAACAAAAATATGATTTGACAAAAAAAGAATTAAGAGATGAATATGATGAGGAGCAAAAATGAGTTGGCAAACAATATTATCTGAGATTTTAGATGAAATAAAAAGAAGTAAAAATATCACTCAAGTGATAGCCAAAGTTGAATCTCCACCACCAAATTTAACTCTTAAATATGCTGAACAAGTAATTCCATCAGAACAAATATATTGCTCTAACTATTTATTACCTCATTACCATAGAAATTATAAAATAGATGGAATAATAGATAATATAGAACTTACTACAAGAGAGATTTCAGGAACTTTAAAAAATATATCTTTGAGTAATACTACAAGTACAAGTCCAGCTGGAGAAGGACCACATTCTCATGAAGTTCCAAGTATCAATGCTAGCGGAAGTTTTGAAAGTAGTGGAGAAGGAAGTGGAGTAATCAAAGGTAATGGAACTTATCAATCTCATAAAGATTTATGGTTAGAAGATACTTTAAAACAAGGAGATGAGGTTCTAATAAATATAGTTGGAGTTCATTGGGTAGTGGTTAGTAAGATAACTAAGATGCCAAGTGGAGCAATAGAGGGGGTATAGTATGGCAGGATTTGAAATATTTACAGATACACAGCAAGTAATAGTTGAAGCTGATTTACCTCTCTTCAAAGAAATAGCAATAGATTTTAATACTGGAGAGCCTATTTTACAAAATGGAGAAGTTATAATTCTTGAAAAAACAGAAGCTTTAAAAGTTTGGGTATGGAAAACATTAAAAACTGAAAGAAATAGATATTTAGTCTATTCTGAGGATTATGGAAATGACTTAATAGAAAATATAGGACAAATATATGATAAAACTACTAAAGATGCTTTAATGATAAATGAAATTAAAACTTGCTTATTAGTTAATCCTTATATAACTAATGTCTATAATTTTTCTATAGAAGGTGGTAGAAGTCCTATTATTAGTTTTAATGTAGATACTATATATGGAACTGTTGAAAGTGAGGTGAATACAAGTTTATGGAGTATGTAGTTAAATTAGATTTACCTGAAGAGTATCAGATTAAAAATGATATTTTAAATAATTTAGAATATGAAGTAAGTAAAATAGAAGGTGGATATGCATATGATGTAGCATCAGCTCATGCTAAAAAGTTAAAAGAGATATATGATAAATTAGCTGAGATCTTTCCAGAATTATTCCCTTGGAGTTGTACAAAGGAACCATATCTTTCTATGCATCTACAAACATTTGGATTAACTAGAAGAGAAGCTGTAAAAGCAAGAGGAGAAGTTACAATAACAGGTAAAGTTGGAGTTATTCTAAGTCCTGGAATAGTTGTTATTTCAAGACTTGGTATTAAGTATGAAACTATAGAAAATGGAGTAATAGGAAGTAATGGAGAAGCAGTAGTAGCTATTGAGTGCCAAGAGGCTGGAATAATTGGGAATTGTGGTATAGGAGATATTACTACTTTTGAGATTGCTAATACAGATATTTATGGAGTTACTAATAAAGAAAAAATAGAAAATGGAGCTGATATTGAATCAGTTGAAATGGCAAAAGAAAGGATGCACGAAAAAGCATCTATGCCAGCTCATAGTGGAAATAAAAATAATTATATATTATGGGCTAAAAGTGTAGCTGGAGTAGGTAAAGTTACAGTATGGGGAGCAGGAGAAAAAGAAGGAGTTAATGCAGGACAAGTAGAGATAATGATATCTGACTATAGCTATGGTGTAGCTGATGAAGAGTTAGTAGAAGATGTTCAAACTTATATAGATACAGTTAAAATTATCAATGCTGATGTTACTGTAAAATCTTTTAGAGCTAAGAATATAACTATAGCTGGAGAAATAAAACACTCTTCATCTAGTGAAATTGAAACTATAAAAGAGGATTTTAAAAGATTACTTCAACAAAAATTAACAGAAGATAACTTTGTATTAGATGGAGTATTATCAATATTTAAGGTAGCTAATTTATTATTCCAAGTTGATGGAGTTATAGATTATCAAAATTTTACTCTTAATAGAACTGCAGCCTCTATTCAACTAACAGATGAAGAGGTTGCAGAACTTCAGGAGGTGAATTTTACTGAATGGATATGATAAAAATGATAGGAAAAGCAGCTAGAAATGGATTTTTAGTTGCTTTTTTTAATGCTCTTCAAAAAGAAGATACTAAATTAGAGATGACATTAGAAAATTTTATTTCCTATGCAATACCAATAATGTTTAATGAATTTACAATACCTGTTTGGGAAAAATGGTTAGGTTTATCTCAAGAAGCTACTTGGACACTACAAGATAGAATAGAAAGAATAATCTATACTATAAACTCTAATCAAAGTTGTACTGAACAATTTTTAAAAGAACAAGCAAATATTTTTACTAATGGAGAAATATCTATTGAGCAGCAATTTGCTTTATATAATTTTATAATTCAATTCACAAGTATGATAGGAACTCCACCAAATATTGATAACTTTAGACAAATGGTAGATATAAATAAACCTGCTCATTTGACTTATGATATTAAGTACAGATATAGAACTTGGGGAGAATTAGAGCCTTTTACTTGGGAACAATTAGAAAAGTATACTTGGCAGCAATTATATGAAGAACCAATTTTAACTTAAAGAGGAGGAGGGATTAAATGAGAGTTTCTAAAAATTTAAATATGAATCTTCCAGAGAGAAATGATAGTGTTAGAGTATTGGAAAATATAACTGAAAATCTTGAAATTATAGATGAAAATTTTGAAAGAACAACATCAAAAGAAATGCAGGAACTGGTAGAAAAATATAAAATTAAGGAGGAATGATAATTTTGAAAGAAATGATTGTATATTGGGATATTCTAAAAAATGTAAATTTTTATCCTATATTTTTCCTCCAAGGAGATTATGGAATAGGAATTCTAAAAATAAATTTAAAAAATTTAGAAAATTTTCAGGGTAATCTTAGAGCTGTATTTTGTAGTTCTAATAATCCTACTGAACCTTATGTAGTTGAGAAAGAAATAGATAGTACAATAAATACTAATATAGATATTGATATTCCAAATGAAATATTACAGGGATTTGGAAAAGTATATTGTAGATTAGTATTAAGAAGTTCTGATAGAGGAAAGATAGTAGGTAGTATTCAAGAAGTATATTTTCATGTTGTTGAAAAAAAAGATTGGGAATTTCTAGAGCCTTTATTACCTAGTGATGAAAAAGAATATGTAAAAGATGTAGTAGATGAGTTATATGAGATTTTAAAAAATTCTAAAAATGAATTAAAGGAGTATGTGGATCAACTTAAAGATGATATGCAAAAGGATATTATTACTTTAGAAGAAGCACAAGCAATAATAGACAAATATAAAAATCAAAACAAGGAGTGATATAAATGGAAAATTTAGATACAAGAGTAGCTGAAATTTTAGCAAGTGGAAAGAAAATAATAGATGAGGTTGCTTATGATTTATTAGCTAAAGAAGTTATAACACTAATAAAAACAAAAGCTGAATCCTCTCATACACATAGTGCTGATCAAGTAACAGAGACAGATAGCAAAAAATTTGTAAGTTCTCAAGAGAAAAAAACTTGGAATGATAAAGTATCCCAAGAGCAATTAACAGCAGCAATAAATACATTTGCTAGTGGATTAGCTTGGAAGGGAGTATATGAAACTTTAGAAGCTTTAGAAGCTGCCATTCCATCTCCAAAAGAAGGATACTATGTAATAGTAACTCAGGAGCCAACTTATCAAAATAAGAATACTATGTTAATTTATGAAGCTGAAGAAGTTAATGATTGGCAAGCATTAGGAGATTTATTTTTACCTGGAAATGCTACTCAAAGTTCAGATGGTTTAATGAGTAAGGAAGACAAGAAAAAATTAGATGGTATCCAAGCTGGAGCTAATAATTATACTCATCCATCTAGTCATCCAGCTTCTATGATAACTGAGGATACAAGTCATAGATTTGTAACAGATGCAGAAAAAACTAAATGGAATAAAGCAGCTACTGATAGTGACTCAGCTTTACAACAAGCTGGAACAGCTAGTCAAACAGCTAATACAGCTAAAAGTACAGCTGAGAGTGCTTTATCAAAAGCAACAACAGTAGAAACAGCATTAAACAATACAATGACTGAAGAAGAAGCACAAGCCATTATTGATAAATATAAGGCTTAAGGAGTTGATAGATAATGAGTTTAAAAGAAAAAATAAACTTAGTTAAACAACAATTAGAGATAAATGAAATAGATACTATGGCATTAGAAAAATCTATTGGGAAAAAGTTAGTAGATTATGATAGTATTGATGCTCTTGTAGCTGCTTTAATGGGATATTATAATCCTTTAATTGAAGGAATTAGCGAGACATTTAAAAATTTCTGTCCATTTAAAGTGGGAGATATCTATTTAACTACTAATTCTACTAATCCATCTAGTATCTTTTTAGGTACCACTTGGCAGAAGATAGAAGGTCGTTTCTTGCTTGGTACTTCAGGTAGTGGAGCTAGTAAAGCCACTGGTGGAAGTAATGCTAAAACTATCGCTCAAGCTAACTTACCTAATGTCAAATTGACTGTAAATTCTTTCTCTTTATCAAGAGGTACTATGGAAATTACTGGAGATTTTTATACATCAAATTATATAAAATATGCTGGAAGTGGAGCATTTTATACAAAGCAAACTGGATTAGGTGGACACGGTGGAGATAGTGGTTCTGGATATAAAATTGGCTTTCAAGCCTCACGTTCTTGGACAGGAACTACCAACACAGCTCAACCTCAAACAATGAATTTAGGTAGTGGACAAGCCTTGGATATCACACCGGCTTATTATACAGTTCATATGTGGTTAAGACTAACTTAATCTTTTCCAAATGTTTACAGCTAGATATGGTGGCATAATTGAAAAGGCAGTTCCACTTCCTGTTGCTCCTATTGAAATACTAGGAGTTGCACTTCCTGTTGTATCTCCACCAGCTGATGTTGTTGTAGGAGTTCCTCTTGTTGCTCCACCTCCTGAAGCTAAAACGTAGTTAGCTCCCGAATCATTATATAGATTTATTTTGTGAGTATGAGCAGGTTGAGAGTGAGTATGAGCTGATTGTGAGGCACTATGAGTATGGCTAGGTAAGTTAGCAACAGCTAATTTTACTGTACTAGCTCCTCCAGTACTTCCTAAAGCATAAGAGCCACTACTACCTAAAAGAAATCTTCCCTCTTGTTTTTGCCAAGTTGTACCTAACCAAAGAGTTGAGGGGTTTTCACTACCTAGTGAAAGGTATAGTGAATTTACAGGAAAAGGACAGAAATTTTTAAATTACAAGCTATATTAGAGAGTTATGAGAAAAGAAAACTAAATAGTTACATATATATAAAATTAATAAGAAAGGAGTTTATAAATGTTATTTTATTTAGATAAAGAGTTAGCAAAACAAGGTATAGCAAAATGTATTGCTGTATCTGAAAAAGAAATAAGTCAAGAAGAGCTTGAAGCAAGAAAAAAATGCTTTAATATTCAAGAAATACTAATTTATAAAGGAGTTGATATTCCTCATAAATTTAAATATAACAAAGAGTTAGATAATATTGAAGAGTTTATTGAAATAGAAGAAATAGCACCTAGAATGTTATCAGAAGAAATTCAAGAAGCAGAAAGTGATTTTGATGAAGAAGTTGAGGTAGACCCTGAAAAACAATATTTTTATCTTGATAAAGCTTATGCTGATAAGTTCAATAAATCTCAAGTAATAGCAGTGTTTCCAAAACCTTTAAAAAATCCTAATCAATATTTTCAAAAAGAGGTATATAGTCATTTTGGAAAAGATATCCCTTTCTATATCTCAATAGATGAGGGAAATATAATTAGAGAAGCAACAGAGTATGAAAAATACCAAAGAGGACAAAGAAAACTCTCTGAAAATGAAGTAATATTCAAAGAAAATATCATTATACTAGAACCAGGACAATATATAGATGAAGAGAAACAAGAGCTTATTACAGTTCCTTGTCCTCCTGAATATCTTGTTAATGACTGGGATAAGGAAAATCATATTTGGATAGACTTAACTACTGATTATGATAGAGTTCAAGCTCAATATAGAGAGTACGAAGGAATGGATACTCCATCAACTATAAAAGAAATGGAATTACAAGACCCAGCTCTTTCAGAAGAGTATGTAACTATGATGATAGAGCTTAGAACTTTGATGTATTCACTACAAGAGCAAAAACAAGTAAGAGCTAGAACTATAACTTTAAATGAAAAAGAAATAGATATACCACAGGCAAGTAAAGCATTAGAAACTTTTAAAAATAAATTTAATTCAAAATAAAAAAAGGAGTGATTTATTATGTTAACAAAAGAAGAAGTAAAAGTATTAAGAGGAGTTGTAGAAAGAGAAGAAGGAATCTTAGAATTAAGAGAGCAATATGAAGAGTATAAAAAGTTAGATACTCCAAGAGGAAAAGATAAGATGGAAGATGCTCATGTTTTAGATGATTATAATGAATTTATGGATAATGCAGAAAAAGTATTATTTCCTGAAGAGCAAAATGAAACAGTTTTCAAAGCAACTGCTTTAGAAGAAATTAAAGAAGAGGAAATAGTTATTCCTAAGCCATCTGATGCCTTAGAAAAATTTAAAAATAGATTTAACAAATTTTTCTAATATCCTAGTCATACTTTAATTACCTCTTTTACTTTTGACGTGCCTTAAAAACGATTTTACGAGGTCGTTTTTTATAAGTTATCAAGTATAACTTATAAAATTACCTAAAATAATATTTTTGTCAGTTATAACTGATAAAAAAGGAGTTGATAAATAATGAAAATATCAGATAAAGGAATAGAATTTTTGATTAAGGAAGAAGGTGGAATAAAATTAAAAGCTTACAAATGCCAGGCTGGAATTTTAACAATAGGGATAGGGCATACAGGAAAAGATGTAGTGCCCGGAATGGAGATATCAAGAGTAGAAGCAATTGAACTTTTAAAATCTGATTTAAAAAGATTTGAAGATGTAGTCAATAAAAGTATCAAATATCCTATTGAACAAAATCAATTTGATGCATTAGTAAGTCTAGCCTTCAATATAGGAACTAATGCTTTTGCAAATTCAACAGTAGTTAAAAGAATAAATGCAGGAGCAGATATGAAAGATGTAGAAGAGGCTTGGAAAATGTGGAGAAAAGGTGGAGGAAAAGTATTACCAATTTTAGTTGCTAGAAGAGGCAGAGAGATAAAATTATACAGAGGTGTATAGTATGGGGATAGTATTAAATTTTATAAAGATGATGATAATCAAATATTTTTCAACTGCTGTCATGGAAAAAATAGTTATTTGGGGATTAGGTATCTTAGTTAAACAAACAAAATCTAAAGCTGATGATGAGCTATATGAGATAGTTTTTGGGAAGTTGAAAGGAGAAAATAAAAATGTGGGAGAGAATTAAAGAAAATGCTCTCTCCACAATAATAACTATCATTATTACAGGAGTACTTACCATGATGGGAAGTTCTCTTGTGAGTAAAAATAAAACTCTTGATGAGGTAGGAGAAATTAAAAATCAAATTGAAAAAAATTTTGACTCTTTAAACTCAAGACTTGATACAGAACTAAAACTCATAGATTTAAAAAATAAGATGCAAGATGAAAAAATAACAGATTTAGAAAGAAGAATGGCATCAGCAGCAACACAAGAACAAATGTTAAACTTGTCTCAACAGCAAAAAGAAACTACAGATAGAATTGAGAAAAAATTAGATGTAGTATATGAGAAGTTAATTTATAAGTAG